GTGAAAGCCGGTACATTTGTGTGTCCTGGAAGCGTGAGTGAAGAGGAGTATAACGCGGCAAAATTGTTACCAAGCCCGAGCGCATTAAAATCGTTCATTGGCTTCGGTATGAGTTTCGGCGGGCGCTTTTTTGGTGCGTATTCTCAGAAATATTTGAATGATAAACCAGAGGACTTCTGTAAGGAAATGACGAATAGTTTGAAGCGAATTGGGCCTGTAATACAAAATGTTTCATTTACAAATAAGGAATATCAGGAACTAACCCCTGTAAATATGTTTGTATATTGTGACCCGCCATATGCTTTCAATAAATATCCAATTAAGTATAGAAGGGCTACAAAGAAATATGATGTATTTGATAATGCGAAGTTCTGGGATCTAATGCGGGAATGGAGTAAGACAAATTTAGTAGTTGTATCGGAAGTAACTGCCCCTGCCGATTTTGTCAATATATGGGAGCAGGAGAGATATAGAAGTGCGGCACAAAGCAAGAAGACGCGATTCTGTGAAAAATCGGAAACAGAATCAAAAACACATAACATGGAGAAATTATTTGTACATGAATCGATTGCGTCCAAGTTGTTTCCTCCAAAAGAATAATATTAATATTTTTAGTGATTCTATTTTACATGTAATATAAAAAAAATTGAAATACTTTTTTTTATATTGGCGGGACGTATAATTATATTTATATTTACATATTACATTAAAAATTAAAATTAAAATTAAGATAAAATGAATAAAGGTGCTATATTTTCCACTGATAATATTTATCGTTACCAATTGTCGCGCATTTGGGACGACTCAAAGCCAAAAATATTGTTTATTATGTTGAATCCATCGACAGCGGATGAGTTTGTAGATGATCCGACTATTCGCAGAGTGATCAACTATGCGAATACATGGGGGTATGGGGGAGTTTATGTAGGTAATTTATATGCGTTTCGTAGCACAGATCCAAAAGGACTGAATAGTGTAGATGACCCAATTGGTCCAGAAAATATAACCAATATCCAGATACTAATTGGTCTTGTAGATAAGGTTATTTATGCGTGGGGAAATGATAAGACGGAACCAGAGTGGTTAAAAACATGCGTAGACGCACCATATTGTATTGATATATCAAAAAAAGGGATACCGAAACATCCATTGTATTTAAAAAAGAGTTTAACCCCTCAATTATATGTAAGAAGTGTATAAAATTTGTATATTTAATTAATTAAAAAAATATTAGGTAATTATTTTTTATTTAATTGTTGGATAATCTCTTAACCACTAATTAATTTAAAACATCTTCAAAAACTCATCCAATGACATGATCTGTATCGGTTTAGCCAGCGTCTTATTCAGTTCCCGAGCCTTATCAAGTTTACCAGAGCTTTCATCGAGTGATTTAGCAACCACTATATCAGTGTTTTTAGACACAGATGAGCCGAATTTAGCGCCAACTGATTTCACCTTGTCTTCAATGACCTTCTCTGTTAAGCCTGTGACGACAATTGTCTTGCCATTTAATGGATGATTTGGGATAATTTGTACGGAGGCTTCTTTAACCGAAGACTGAACATTTAATTTACTATCTAATCCAGTCTCCTTCATAAACGCAATAAAATCTGGGATCTTCTCAACAAACGCAGTTGCTGTTTTAACAGCCATGCCCTTGATTTCAGACAGTTTTTTAATCTTTGCTTCATTGGATTCCGCTGACGTCAGAATATCTGGATACATCTGGATAATAGGTCCTAATCTCGTCTCACTAAATCCGTGACCAAATATATTTGAACACGACATAATGGTAACAAGATCTGTGCCAGCAATTTTCTCTTGAATACCAGTATAGATCTTTGCTGCCATTTTCTTCTGAAAACCTTCTACCTTCAAGAAATCAGCTTCCGTCATTCTAAGAATCTTACCAACTGTGTTGTATCCAGCGCCAATAATTTTAGCCACATTGCCTGCGCCAAGACCATCCACTTCGATTCCCTTGAAGAAACCAGTAATATTCTTCTCTAAAACAGTTGGATCTTCTCCAGCATTCTCAAGTATTACATCTACATGTGTTGAGTTCCATGTATAAGGAACTGACGGCATTTTGGCTTCAGGAGCAGGAACCGTAACGGCTTTGATATGAGGGATCACATCGCCGCTGCGAATCAGTTCAATGGTGGCACCAATTCCGACTTTATTATTGAATATAAACGCACCATTAAATCCAGTAGCATATTCGATTTGGACGCCACCTAGATGAATGGGTTCAATTCGTACTCGCGGCTTCAATAATCCGTCTTTACTAGGTGTCCAAATAACATCGACAACTTTGGCTTCGGCCATTTGGTCTGATAAGACCATCTTGAATGCGAATGCGTGATCCGGATTACCTGCTGTCCTTGGATAAACCGCATCATTGCTAACAATAACGCCATCAATTTCATATGTATAATTCTTCCTCCAATCTACCAACAAATCAGATAATGCTTCATTAGATAAAGCAGTCTCGATTTTGTTTTGAACGCGCTCTACATCAATAGTGCCTAAAAACTCCATTTGCTTAGATGGTATAAGACCAGCAGGAATAATTACTTCATAGGATACAAAATGAATATCCTTTACGATCTCATTGATCGTCTTGTGATTGATAATACCAGCTACCATATTTCTGGGATTAGCGAATTTGGTCTTGTATTTTGCGTCAAATACGGCCTTAGGTATAACAAATTCGCCACGAATCGCGATGCCTTTTGTCTTTGGAAGTCGCAAATGCGGTATCAAATAACTGATATCTTGACCAACAGATCCATTGCCTCTTGTATACAACTTTGGTACAGGACCCTCTGTTGTATAAAGTCCCGATACACCATCTAATTTACATGATAATACATAAGGACCCTTGTATTTCGCGACCCATTCTTTGAGAGCATTAGTATCTGGTTTAATCTTTTCCATCGACGCCATTTCGTAAGGTAATTTGGCCTTATTTCGTTCAACATCGGCACCAATTTCAGTAACAGCGGCATTCGATGGGAACTTATTATTGGTGAATTCCTTGATAATATCATATTGATTGTCTGTAATAATTTGTTTATAATTGTAATAAACCTTGCTAGAAAACCTGATCATATCAGTGAGCATTTTTTCATTAAGTTGCTCCAATACGGATATGCCTTGGTGCGCGAATTTCTCGATATTTTGGCGGACTTCGGGTGGGATCTCTTCTACAGCAGCAGGCGGTGCCTTCATTGATGTAGGGGCGGCTATTTCGGCAGCAGCTTTTGGCACGCTTACATCCGTCAAAGGCGCGACCTTCATTTGTGTAGGGGCTGCTTTTTTGGCTTTTGGTAAAGACGCCTCTACATGCGTCAAGGGCGCCAAAGGTAAAGCCTTCATTGGTGTAGGACCCTCCTTTTGGGTCGCCGCAATCGGTCCCCCTACATGAGTCAAGGCCGCCGAAGCTAAGGCAGCCGCCCGCCCATCCGCGCGCTCAACCGGCGTCTTATATGCCATCTTCAAGAAGTCAAATATCGCCTTCTCATTTGGAAAAGGCTGATCCACCTTTTCCCCCTTGACCTTATTCTCCATCATACTGAGTCCATGCTCATTCAATGTATATCCCTGAGCCAGCGCATTATGACGCATCACAGTATTGAATGCTTTGCTTCCAGTAAAATACAAGATCGCAAACGGGAACTCATCAGGCGGCGAATATAAGAAATCTACACGACGCGCTACACGATTTCCAGGCAACTTAGCAATTACTAATGTCTTTGAAACGCCTCTTGATAAGACATTTAGAATAATCTGTTGCTTTATCAATTCATCCACAAAATTCTTGTAAATTGCGCCAGAATTGCCTGTAATAATAATATCAATGTCACCAGAATTCTTCGCACCACGTCTATAAGATCCAACAATTTCAAACCTAGCATTAGGATCTTGGACTGCGTCTTTTTGGAATATGGATTTAAACAGATTTTCATACTCTTCGATTTCTGACCTAGGAATGCGCTCTAGAATTTGTTCATAATACTTAAGACCTACCTTTTGTACATCATTTAATTCGTCTTGTCTCTCTCTCAATTGAGCAATCGTTGTGATACCATTTGTGACCAATTCTTTTGCTTTTTTAGGACCGATCCCATATACATCTGCTAGAATATTGATCGGATTTGTCTTCTCTCTTTCCAAAACGGCGAGTGTTCCTGTTTTTACATATTCATTTAGTTTTTCCATGATGGTTTCACCAATACCAGGTTGGCCTTTCAATTGTGACGGACTTGTGATATCATTTGGATAAGCCATAATTGTTTCTTGAGCTTTTTGATAGGCCCGGGCTTTAAACTGCTCCCCTTGCTTCACCATAATAGCACTTAGTTTTTCCAGTATATCTATGAATTCCTGATTATACACTTTATTTGGTTCTACGTGTAATTCACTCATTGTATCTATTTTATTTATCTTAGTTGTCTTTAAACTTTTTTCTGTTTCAATTTCTTTTTCTTCTTTTCTTTCCTTTTCCATTATATTATCTTCATTTTTATAAATACCTTCTAACACATGAGGACCTGTTACTGATAGTATTTTTTTTGTTTTTCGTACTCTCTTTACATGTGGGGGCTTTACAGGACTATTTACATGACTGTCTACAATAACAAATTCTATATTTGGCTTTACTTTTTTAGTTCGATTATGTTTCACCTTATGCTTTGGACTTTCTATTTTTTCCTCAATAATCAACTCCACTTTAGGTTTTGATTTTCTTGATTGTTTTGGTTTAACACTCTCCTCAATAATAATAATTTTGGGTGTTTTATTGTCTAATTTGATCTCATCTTTTATTGCTTCCTTTATTTGTTGTTTTAATTGCGAATCTGGTGATATTATTTTGAAATTCTCCAACATCTTTTTTCTTGATTTTCTTGTTTTTTTTATTTTATCTTCTAACAAAACATCCATATATTTTACGTCATATTTTATCTTTGGGAAAAAGTAAATAATTTGTTTAGATTGCCAGATCTACCTTGAGAAAAATTTATGTTAGATGTAGGCATTATTAGTTTTGTTGATTTTATTTGTTTGTTTTTATGTTTTTGAATAATATCACTGATTAACATATCTCTATATTCTTGTATTGTTTGCGGAGTTCTAACAACTGGTTCATCATTTGACTCATTGTTGAAATATTTATTAAATATATAACTATTTTGTTGGTTTGGAATAGGAATCGGATCAGGATTTACTATGGGTTGCTTTTGACTTACTATTGGTTGTCTTTGACTTTGTTGTTGTATTTGTTGTATTTGCTTCTGTGGTTTACCATCTAACAAATGTAACTGACCATCCGCTACAAACATGCCCATTTTAGCTAAAATATCATCATACGATAACTTAGGCTTTGGGTCTGGAATCTGCGGTCTGACCATTCTAGCCTTTACTCCCGACAACGAAGGCTTAATAGTTTGCTGTGGTGTTGCTAATAGTGGTTCATCGAAATGAACATTTTTTTTAATAACCTTGATCGGAACCTTACTTGTCGGCATATTTTCAGGTATTTTTTCAAAATCATTATTTGATTGAATTTCGGATATGTGTAACTCCATTATATCAAAAAGTGATATTATTATATTTGTAAATATACTCAAAATATACTCAACTCATATAAACTTAACTTAGTTCAACTTAATAAAAATATATAGAAATATTATATGAATAAACCTAGGCATACAAAAAAAATAAGGAAACATAAGAGAAAATATACAAGAAGATATTCAATGAGACATAAACCCAACCCGAAATCAATGCCAAAACCAAAGATATATATACAGAATTACGGTGAAACAACAACGCTAATAAATAACAATGATGATAAAAGTAAACGTCAACTAAAATGGGTAGGAGATTATAATGGTGATAATTTGTCTCTAAAAATTGATGTTATTAAGGATAATGATCGAAAAATGTATAATATAAATATGAACAATGATGAGCTTAAAAATCTTTTAAATATACCTCCAGTAAATACATCTCTATCTGACCGATTAACTAATGATTTTTTAGGAAATGATAATTATTTGGACACTAATAAAAATTACAAAAATGAAATAGTCAAGGAAGATGTGCCGGTATTTTTAGATAACGAGGAATTATTATTTATGGATCCAAAAAAAGATAAGTATTAATTACTAATATTTTATTACACTATTAGTATAGAAATGTCTACATTTAGAAAATATGGCGGAACTAATTATTCGGCTAACCACAATGTAACACGTAGCTTTATTTCGAATAGTGAGCAAATGAATATTAATAATAGTTCTGGGCAGGAAAATTCTAAGGAAAAGTTCGCAAGTCATATTGATATGAGCGGAAATTCGATTTTACAGGTTGGTACTATATATTTTTATGATGGTACGTCCATGAATACGGCTCCAATTGGCGGTACTGGTTCTACTGGTATTCCTGGGCCTACTGGTCCTCAGGGTGATCCTGGTGCTACTGGTCCTCAGGGTGATCCTGGCTCTACTGGCCCTCAGGGTGATCCTGGTGCTACTGGAGCAAATGGCAATCCTGGTGCTACTGGAGCAAATGGCAATCCTGGTATTCCTGGTTCTACTGGTCCTCAGGGTGATCCTGGTATTCCTGGTTCTACTGGTCCTCAGGGTGATCCTGGTTCTACGGGACCTCAAGGCGATCCTGGTATTACTGGAGCAAATGGTCTTCCTGGTTCTACGGGACCTCAAGGCGATCCTGGTGTCACTGGTGCCACTGGTGCTACTGGTGCTACTGGGGCCACTGGTCCTGCTGGCACGGGTATTTCATATTGGATACCAATTAATACAAATGATATTATAAATAATAATTCTGGTAATGTAATTATTGGACCCACTGGTCAAACAGCAGGGGCAGGACCTAATTTGAATGTTAATGGAATAATTAATGTGAATGGTAAGGAAGTTTTTAGTTCTGTAATTACTGTAACTGCTACTAATCCTTTAAATATTCCAACATTACAAACTTCTGCGAATAGTCAATATTATTATCTAGAATTTGTTAATCCTGATACTTATACTATTACATTAAATTCTGATATTCCTGCTTTTAATTATATTTTAGTTGGCGCAGGTGGTGAAGGCGCGACTGGGACATTTGTTAATGGAGGTGGTGGTGGTGGTGGCGGTGGATACGTTATTGGAACGTCAATACCCAATACCACTCTTTTTACTACAGTTATAGGTCCACCGTCATCATCATCAACATTGACTATTGATACTGGATATTCTCTTGCGACTAGTGGTTCTAATGCTCCTGGAGGAACTCCAGGAGGTAATGGAGGACAAGGTAGTGTTAATTCTTCTCAATATGGAATTGGATACACTGGAATTAATGGTGGTGGTGGAAGCGGTACAGCAGGGTCTCAGTTTGGTGTTGGTGGATCTTCTCCACCATTATCAGTTACATTTGGTTCAACAACAATTCAGTATGAAATTGGTGGTATAACATTCTTTGCTGCTGGTAGTAAAGGTGGTGGAGGTGCTGGTGGATATGCTAATGTAGGTGGAGGTGCTGGCGGATCTGGATATTTATTGTTATATTTTCTAGTTCCACTACCAATTAGCACTATTACGATAACACCTGAATATATTCAGTTTCCAGATGGAACACAACAAACTACAGCAGGGGCAACTTTTACATCTACAACAACTACAACTAGAATGTCCGTCGCAAATACTGCTACTGACATAGCTACAATAACTGTATCGAACACGGGTTGCTATCTGGTTGAGGGTAATTATATATTTACTGGAACAGCTACGACACTAAATCAAGCAATGTTAGGTTTAAGCACTACAAGCGTGACGTATGATGATAACCGTAAAATTATGACAACTTTTGCTAATCAAACATTTTTGTCTGGAAATCACATTACTAGTGTTTTCAATGTAAATAGTGTTCCGACAACTTTTTATTTAATAGGACAAGTATCATCGAATTTAAATGTAGCCACGCTTCAGTATAATTACATGGCAGTTACAAAAATCGCATAAATTACACAATAAAAAATTGAATTAATACATCAAATACTAATTTAAAGATATAACACAAATACATAATAACAAAATGTCTAACAAAACTGCGTTACAAGCTACAAATGCCGATAAAAGGGACCAGAATATCCGCTTCTATGCGCGAGGTCATAAATACGAGATTTTAACCGATGTACGATCCAAATACACCTCTGTTACCACTTGGAATAAATCACTGTTCCCCAAATTCGACGCGGATGCTGTCATTGCTAATATAATGCGCGGCAGGAATTGGAACCCTGAAAACAAATATTGGGGACAAACTCCCGAGCAAATCAAGGCCAGTTGGATGTCATCTGGCGCTTCTGTTGCCGATGCCGGGACAAATCTACATGAGCAAATCGAGATGTTTATGAATAATGCCGAATTGGCGCCTGGATATACCCATCGTGAATTATTAGAGCATTACAGATCGAAAGAGGATACAGTGGTTAGAGGTCCGGAATGGCAGTTCTTCTTGAAGTTTGTTGAAGAACATCCGGATCTGAAGCCCTATAGAACTGAATGGATGATCTATCATGAAGACATAAAGATTGCTGGATCTATTGATATGATTTACGAAAATACAGACGGTACATTGTCGATCTATGACTGGAAACGATCAAAAGATATTACAAGTGATAATACTTGGAAAAAGTTCGCTCTACATCCGGTAATTGCTCATATCCCAGATACCAATTTCTGGCATTATTCGTTACAATTGAATACATATAAGGCCATTTTAGAGGAGAAATATGGGAAGACAATTCGCGATCTTAATTTGGTGCGAATTCATCCGGATATTCCAGAGCAAACATATGAACTATTATCGGTACCAATTTTAACCAGAGAGTTAATCGACTTGTTTTTCGAACTTAAAAAGAAGACTATTTAAATTAAAATAATAATAATTAAATTAAATAACAGAAATTAAAAAAGACTTAAATATGTTTTAATATTATACTATAAAAATGTATTATAATATATCATCGATTATACGAATATTAATGATTGTTTTTTTATTAACAAATAAAACAACCAGGAGAAACTTAGATGATTTAACTAGTCAGTTTTTTACATTTTTACATGATATAATTGTAACCCAAATGGGCATGCCTAATACTTCATTGGATGATGAAGTTATAATGAAAGAAGAAGTAATGAAAGAAGAAGGAACGAAAGAAGAAGGAAAGGAAGAAACAAAAGAAGAAACAAAAGAAGAAGTAACGAAAGAAGAAGTAACGAAAGAAGAAGGAAAGGATGAAGTAAAAGATGAACCAAAGAAAGAGGAAGTAAAAAAAGAGGAAAAATATGAAGACAAATATTTAAAAAAATTCAAGGAATTTATAAATGAATATTGTTTAACAGAGGAAGAGAAGTTATTAGAAAAGACAAAATATGATGAATTCAAGGATATTTTATTAAAAACCCAAGAATTAGGGTTAAAGGAAACTAGTACTTTTCTCAACAAAATCCAGCATATTTTCAATAAAGGTGGTATTAATACGAATGAAGGTATTGAAGAACTAACAAAATATTATAACATTGAAGCTGAATATGACGATAATCCGGATGATTATGATCTAAAGGAGTTGATAAATGAGTTGACTGAAATTAGAGATGAACAGCAAGTTAAATATGAGGAGTTTTCAATCATGACATTTTCCGAAGCCGAACTAAAAGAAAATGCCAGAAAATATGTGCTGGATAAAAAACATGATGGTTATATTAATAATTATGTGATTGAAACGACGCCAATGGGAAATATTTATATGCGATATAATAATAGCAAAAAATCATTCGAATATTTTAGTAATAATACAATCCCTTATCGTTTTTTGGAGCCAGTTGGTCGCAAATATGTGATGACATATTTTTGTAAGCCGCTATTTATTGATATTGAAGAGGAATTAAATAAGGCTCAAATTAAAAAGGATCAAGAAAAAGAGAAGGAACAAATTAAAAAAGATCAAGAGAAAGATGGAATAAAGAATGGAGAAAAAGGAACAAAAGATTTATTTGCGAAATTAAAGTCATATAATAAGGAATCATCATCAGTACCAATACAAATGAATGTAAAAAATCGGCAACCAAACATGCCAATGCCGCCTCAAATAAAGGTAAATTTGCCTTCAACATCAAGCGACAATATGTTATTAAAAGAGCATGCCAATCGATACACATGGGAAGGACGTATTGCTAATTTTTCATTTTTGAAGAAGATTGAAAAGAAAATGGTTGATAAAAATTATGAGATGTCCTTTGCTGACTTTAAACGATTACAAATGAAGAAATAAATTTATTTTCTGGTCTTTAACCAATCATTATATCCATTGCTTTTGATGATATTGAATGATGATCCAAGATGTGCTTTTGCTATTGAGCATGCTTTCCGCTCTATTTCAGACAACTGATTCATATACTCGGCCACTAGAAGTTGTGTTTCTTTATTCAAGTTATCGAAATTATCGGGTAATATCTTATTCATTTTATAATATATATTGTAAAATGAATAATTCTGGTATTAAACAAATCAATTTTATTTCATATAAACAATATTGGGTTGATTGTTGCCAAAATAGGTTGCCGAGCAAACAATGCGACTATTTGTTAGTTTAACTTCGCTATTATTCATCATATTTGTTAGTTGTGTATCTATTTGATACCCATTTGCTGTTAAAAAAGAATATAGATCAGGAATCTCATTTGGTGTCATTAGGTTGTTTCCACAAGAACGTTGATTGTAATTATAGTTTGAATTGGAATAATTCAGTAAACTTGTTAGGGCCAATCCGCATCGTTGTAAAGGGTTACAAGATCCCTGTCCTTCCCTTTGAAACGGGGATAATGGTGTCAGATTTATTCTTCTTACCATGGCTTTTAATGGTCCCTCAGGTATAACATTGATCATTAGAATATTTTTGTAGCATTGGCTGTAGTCACATTTGTCTAAATAAGGCTGAGTAGTAATTGTGAATGTTCTTGGGAAACTCATTTATAAAATAAATTTATTTTATTTTTGATTAATTTTGTTTATTTGTTAGTTCATATTATCTTTTGATTACTTTTATTGGATCTCAAAAAAAATTGATTTACAAAATACTTATTTAAATCATGATATCAAATACCTATAAATATATCGTTTTAATACATACTACACAATTTTGACTAATAATAACATGACAACCACTGGAACATTTGTTTTTGATATTGTAGAAAATTTTGATAATTTTGCTAATAATACTACTAATACCGATGAATATAAAAGACATGAGCAATTATCAGATGACGATATTCAGTTAATAAATAATATTCGTTTGATACAGAATGAAGACGCATTGCCGTCAACGATCTTCCGGTTTAAATTTACCGAGGGATTCATGGAAGAATTACATAACTTTTCAAAGATTCACCAATACGATCACCGAAAGGATTTCAAAGAAGCGTGGGTTAGATGGACTGAATCGAATCAAGATATCATTACTAAGGAAGTTGAGCGTTTAATGGCGCTCGGTTATCAAAACGAGGATGATATCGTAGATGATAAGATGTTTAAAAGTGCTCGTTATTATTTTAGAAAGAAGAGTGTTATCAGACCCGAGCCAAAGCAGCGCAGGCAATATATTGGAGTCGATCATGAATTATTAGCAGCAATGGACAATCACATTATTGCTAATATTTATAATAATGATTACAAGCCAAAAACGGCATTTATCATGTTTTGTAAAGAGCATGAAGATGTTTTGAAACAGACAATTTCAAAACTATCTATACAGGACGCGAAATTAATTCAGGATAAAATTAAGAAAACATACAAAAATAGATATTTTATGTTAACTAACAAATAAAAACAAATTTGGATTATATATCACATGCGTCCTAGTTGCCGAATACAAGACAATCCGTCTTGTGTTTATTTTTTTTTCGATGAATCTGAGACTAAATCGGAGCAAGATTCAAATAGCTCGGCTTTAATTAAAAGATTTGTTAGTTTAGACTTCCTTGGACTCAATGACATCGCAATAACTAACAAAATAAAAGATCATTTACCGACCACATGGAGCGAACATTTCTACTTATTTAAAGATATCCAGACGATGAAGATCGGCTCTATAGATTCAAAAACGTACCATTTACAGGCGATAAAAGAACTGAAGGACGATGGAACCGCATTGGTATGGTACCAACGGCGGCAACTCGTTTATATGGACGGCTATTTGCGTTCTTTAAGTTGTTCTAGAAAGTATATATTGTTCCTGACCGACTTTTATCGCCGACTTTTGGCCAATATTGATTTGTTAGTTGGTTGTAATATTGTTCATAATAATATTGGATTTAAAACAATTGTCATTAATATTGGGCCCTTTATTAAACCTATACTAACAAATTTCAAGTTTGGATTGGATATTGATAAAGGTATTAATGTCAGGCGCCTATTTATTCAATATGATCCGACTCGGACACAATGGCCTATTGAAATTCATCTATTGTGCTACTTACAAACTAACAAATTGGAAAGTTTGTCTTTCAGTAATATTCAATTTGTTGTCAAAAATGTGATTGATAAAAACATGTTTTTGAAGACATTTGGGCAGAAAATAGTGGATGAATACTTGGAAGAAGGGGTCACATATTTTTCCAGATATATTAACAAGAATATTGATTGGATTGTTTCTGATATTACGGTTTATAGTAAGACATGGGATAACTATGCGCTTAGTATTTGCTACTTGAAGATTGTCATAGATATGTATAATGCTTATATGAGTAGTAAAGATGTAAACGGTACAAAAAGTGTAAAAAACAAGTTTCTTATTACATTTCTTCGGTTGTTAGTTGGTAATATTCATAGCAATCCTTTAAAAAGACTTTCTGTAAAGGAGACAACTAACAAATTTACCGAGTTGATGGAAGGTTGTGATATAAATGATCTTTATTTGTTAGTTTGTAGTTTATAAATAATATTTATTGTATAGATATTATTGATTGATTTATAATTTAACGCCTTCGTTTAGTTACTCGTCTCTTCTTGGAACCGTGCCTCTTGGTTCGGCGTCTTCTGGAACCACCTGCCGTTACAGAAGCAGGAGCTAGAGGCTGGGTTGTCATGCCGCCAGCCATTGGAGGGGATGCTAAAGGAGCTCCACCCCTCTTCCACTCACTCTTCCGTATGGAAGCGCGCTTCATGGCCTTAGGATATGTGATCTTCTCTTCATGTTGGACCTTCTTGACGAAAGCAACCCACGATTTGAGCGCGGGGTTTACCTTTCGGGTCTTCTTGCCACCTTTGTGGCGGCGACCGCCGGTACTATCCATATTATTCGGGTCGGGAGGAAGTTCGGGTCCATTCATTGCTTGATAAGTACCACCATCATTAGTCGCTCTTGCAAGTTCAGTACATGTTTCTCTGGTAACACCTGCTTCATTTAATCGGGTAATTATTTGATCACTAGTTTCTGCATTCATATTTTCTATATACTATACCCCTATATAATTTTTTAAAAATTGAATTAGAAATTCATTAATTATTTACTCTTAAAAACTATGAATGGGAAATTATTTCAAAAAAATGTCAAACAAAATCAAAGACGAATCATTTACGATTGTATTACCCGGATCCAACATCATTTTTACGCGATATTTGTATCTCAAAGACGAAGTCAAATTAGCCCTCCTAATAAGTCTCCTAAAGAAAAGTGATGACGCCATATTCTGGGCCTACGAATTGTATTATAGCGGTTTCAAAATGGAACTAATTGAATTCATTTGGAAGATATATTACGAATTCTTCGCCACTTTGAACCCCAGTTTCGAAGCATATTTGCTAAATAAATTCTCAAAAAATAAACAAATAACTGATGATAAACTTGTTAGTGCCATTATCCAAGACTTATTGATCCGTCCATTCAACACGGATGTATTCTTTCTTAATATTATTTGTCGAACATTTGAAGTCGAATGTAATTACAAAAATAAAAATATAAATGGAAACATAAATGGAAATACAAAAAAAACCAAAATAATGTCAACAAATGACTTATTAGAGCAACTCATGCTCTGGATAGACGCATATGATTACAGAAGCATCGCGCAATTTATATTACATGACAAGAAACTCAGCAAAAATAGTAACCCCGATTTTACCAATGAATATATTTATGGGTACGTAATCGACGCATTTGACAAATTATATGGGTTAAATATGGCGAAAAAACGTCTTCTAAAGGAATTCAATAATGGCGACAAATCGGACCTTGTATTGCTAACCAAAATAATAACACTCTTCTCAATAAAAGAGAAGTTGATAAAAGGCAAGAACTTTTATATTACGATCAATCCGGAGGATATTATTCAATATGAGACGATTGAGGTGACCAAAGATGGACTGCGTGCTTACCGCATTCTTCAAACTGCGTGTATTTGCGGCATCGATGATCTAAAGCATTTAGCGCTGTTTAAATTGGAACGTGATAAAGTCGAAAATTTAGTTTATTTGTATAATAACCACTGGCTATATCATGCGGCATTTTCACCAGTATGGTTCAATCGAATAAAGGAACATATGGGTTATGTTGATTATAAGAATCAAAAGGTGGAATTTGTAGATGAGGATCAATGTCAGTTATTTTATTCAAAGTATGGATATGAGCCGGATGAGCAGCCGACGAATGTCAAGGAAAAGTCCATAATGGAAATCGAGATAGCGACGGATTGGGAGACATTTTATAGCAAATTTGGCCAAAATCGGCTGTTCAAACTGGATGAAGATGAGTTGACTGAACTTAATATGGATCGGATCCATTTCCACCTTTGAAAAGGTGGAGTCAAACCATCAAAATGGAGACAAAGTGTAAATAGTGGAGTCAAATTGTAAATAGTGGAGTCAAAATGTAAATAGTGGAGTCAAAATGTAAATAGTGGAGTCAAAGTGTAAATAGTGGAGACAAAGTGTAAATAGTGGAGTTAAATTGTAAATAGTGGAGTCAAATTGTAAATAGTGGAGTTAAAACTATACCTAAACTTGTTCTTTATCGTTATCTAATGTACAATATTCAAACCCAAAAATCTTTCTACAAGTTTGGTTCTTCCATATTCCATTATCATAGTATTTTTTGCCATATGTGCTTCCAAATATTTCTTTACCACCCCAACCAAATGACATATTAAGCAATCCTCCCTTCTGATTAATACTCCTTTTTCTTTTATTCATTCTTTTAGTTTTTGTTTTGGTTGTATTAAAACGTTTTTTTGATTTATATGTCATATATAAACATTGTATAAAATAAATAAACAAATGAAATATTTGGCTCCACCTTTTCAAAGGTGGAAAAGGTGGAAAAGGTAGAAAAAATTGATTTGTAAAAAACAATAAAATATATTATTATAATTATAACATAACAAAATGGTTCGAAACATTACTGGAGGAAGCAAATCTAAAGGAGTTGCTCGCAAGCATAATAACAGCAATAATAACAGCAATAATAATTTAAGAACGTCCGAAGATGAAGGCGAAATATACGCGATTGTGACTAAAATGTGTGGCAATGGCATGTTTCAATGTTATTGTATGGATGAGATCGAACGATTATGTCACATTAGAGGCAAATTTTCGGGTCGAAAAAAGCGCGACAATATTGTAGCAAGTGGCGGCTGGGTTTTAATAGGAATCCGAGATTGGGATGATAAGCCTGATAATGAAAAAGAAAAGGGACAAAAACATGGTAAGGAGAAAATACAACAATGTGATTTATTAGAAGTGTATAATGATGGGGATAAAGATCGTTTGAAGGAGAATGTACAAGCAAATTGGAAGATATTAACGTCACATGATCCGCATAAAATAGGCGATTGTGACGATGACGATGACTCAGGCTTTAAATTTACAACAGATAAGGATATCGAGCGAGATAAATTTTTAAAAGAGGCGCAGTCTGAAACTGCTGAAAAGATTAAATTGGCGACAGTTAGCGACCAGTTAACGGCTGAAGATTGGATTTCAATTGACGATCTTTAAGATCCAATCTGTATAAATAAAATAAGGCGATTATAATGCTAAAACGGTGGTACAATTTAGAATTATACAATCTTACATCAAATGATGTACAATAGTTCTTACAAATATGTAAAATGCGGTATCCTATAAATATTTATAATATTTTTTTTATAAAAATATATAATGAATCTATAATATTGCTGTTAGGATACAAGTGTATATAATAGTATTTCTTTAAGCATATTTTAATAGAAATGATATATGATTTTTTATATTTATATTTTAATTATATTTTAAAATAGCTTAAACAAAATACAATACTATATATATAATTTTCGTAGCATATTCAAAACAACTGATATAATGAAAGCATCTAATCCCTTTAAAAATAATAATAATAATAATAATAATAATAAAAATGTCAATAATCGATTTAATTGTTTAAAAGAAGATCCTTTACCTCAGATTTTACCTCAACCACAGGCGAAGTCTAAGCCTCAACAACAGGTTGAATCCATTTCTTTAAACAATAGATTTGATAGTCTTAAGGAATCTAATGAAATAAGAGATGAATTCAGGGATGAAGTTAAGAGCAGACCAATACCATCACGCTCTGTATTTAGACGTAATAAATTACCAGAAGTATCAATTAAACCAGTATCAAAACCATTTATATATAAGCAAGATGAGTTCCCCGATATCATGTCTAGTTCAAACAAAGTAAAAGATCTAGTAGCAGATGTAGACTCAATAGATGTAAAAGATACAACTAATAGTTATAAAGCAATAATTAAGACAAATCCAAAATTAGACGAAAATGTAGAAGAAAAACAAAGAAAGGTAAACCCGGGATGGGTTTCTATTATTAGAAACTATAATACAGGCAAAACTCAATTAATCTATGGTCCAAAAACAACAGAACAAAAACAACGAGATTTTTTAGAAAATAATATAAATCATCATATGATAAATGCGATCACTAATATGAGTATCCGTTGGGATCGCGATAAGCAAAAATATGACGACATTCATGGACCAGGTTCTTTCCAAGATAATTATGGATACGTGCCTACATATGGAGAAGAATATAGTAACATAAATGAGAATGAGAATGACGAGGACTACGAAGATGACGAGTATTAAGCTGAATTAAAGTGATAAATAAATTAAGTTTAAAAATGTAATGTATTATATGATGAAAATATAATACATAATGATAAATAATATAGATAAAAATACATATCCAGAAGACGAAGAACAAGATTATGAAATTGAAGAGCTAGATACTGGTTGGATAAATAAATTCGAAGAAATGGACAAGGAATATAATAGTTTTTACAGAGAAGAGCTGTCATTTATTCGCATTAATTACATCTACGTAAATAGAGAAAATGAAATTACTAATATTTCAGAAGAAACCTGCTTATTTAAGACACCTGGCATTCTGTCAAAAGAAGAACTAATTGGACTTATAAAACGAAACACTATTTATAATTCAATAAAGTATTCATTATTATCTCTAGTAAAGTATAATATTGATTTTGAACCAATTAATTTAAAACTTTTTATACGATCAACAGATAAAAATATCGGTAGCAAATTTCTAGAATCTCTCACAAATATAGATAGTATAAAATTCAATCCATCAATATCATTATTCCATGATATAAATAATCTATTCATTATTTTCATAGATAAATCTAGTATTGGAAAGAGTGGTAACTTGATAAGAAATCATCAAACAACAACAAGAAAAATATATATTCATCCAACACGGAAACAAACTAAACGTAATCTATTTAAAGATTCTTATTAATAATATAATAGTAACACATGGCATCACCTATCGAGACACTTATTGAGTCGTCACTTGATAGCTTAATACCAGCAAAACTCCAAATTGGCGAGAAGGGTCATTTGGAGTTTTGCTGGTCTAATGATATTAATGAAAGAATTGTTCAATTTAGCTTCCAGCTAACTAGAACCAAAAATGTATCTTCATTAAAGACTCTATCGTTTCAAGCGACACAAATATTAATCGATCTAAATGCTCAGTATGCTGATAGTAAAATATCGAAAGATGATTATATTGAATATATATCGCTTTTTTATAGAATGATCGGCCACACCCGTGATATTATTGACGGTAAAGGCGAATATATGTTATCATATATGCTCTTAGAAATATGGTATAAAATGTATCCAGAGTTGGCGAAATTCGCGTTTAAACAATTTATTACTTGTACAAGTGTTCACCCTTTTGGGTCATGGAAAGACCTCAAATATTTACATAAATACTCAAAGGAAAATAATGATTGTCTACATGATTTGGTATCATATGGCATTGAGTTGATGAATGAACAATTAAAGATAGATGCGGTATCAACAAACCCATCATTGGCCGCAAAATGGGCGCCACGTGAGTCGTCACAATTTTCCGATCTGTTTACTATAATGGCAACACAGTATTTTTCTAGTTATTTAAAAACAGCGACTACAGAGACATCAAAAACAAGAGCCGTTTTAAAAGCCAAGACGGGTTATCGTAAGCTAATTTCGGCGATAAATATAAAATTACAGACGACACAGATTAAACAGTGCGCCAATAATTGGTCGCAAATTGATCCTGAAAAACAGACATCGGTTACAATGTATAGACAGATAAAAGCATTTTTGAATTTAAAGAAGAATGGAAGTAATAGATGCGAATTAGAAGACCGTATATTGTGTGCCAATAATTTCAAAGAATATGCGAATAAAGCAGATATGAATGAGTGTAGTGTAAAGGGTAAGCGAATTGGGTTAAATGATTTCACACGGGAAGCATTGAGTCTTATATCTAATTCGAATATTGATGGTCCAGAGGCGCAAATTCTGAATGCGCAATGGCGTAATAATTCTACCCAAAATGGGGCTCTCGGTAAGATGATAGCGATGGTAGATGTGTCAGGAACAATGATGGGCGAGCCTTTACATGCGGCGATTGCTCTTGGGATTCGGGTTGCTGAGAAGTCTATATTAGGTAAGCGCATTTTAACTTTCTCTGCTTCACCAAGATGGATAAATTTGACACAGAGTAATAATTTTATTGATATGGTCAAAATTATTCAGGATTGCGATTGGGGGATGAATACGAATTTTTACGCCGCATTGAACCTAATATTGAGTACAATTGTGTCGAGTAAACTCAGTCCGGATGATGTAGAAAATATGGTATTGACTGTTTTCTCTGACATGCAAATAGACGAATATCATGATAAACAAACAGGACAAATGGAGACAATGATGGCTCAGATAGAGCTGTTATATGCGGCTGCTGGAAACAAATTATGGAATAAACCATTTAAGCCGCCACATATCCTATTTTGGAATTTGAGATCGACCTCTGGATTCCCAACACTATCTTTAAAAAAGAATACATCGATGATGTCTGGGTTTAGTCCTGCGCTATTGAATGTCTTCTGTGATAATGGCATATCAGCACTTCATAGTTGTACCCCGTGGTCCTTGCTATCAAAGGCATTAAATAACCCGAGATATAATATGTTAGATAGAGAAATTAGGCGTGTTTTATTATAATTACAATTTAAATACAAAAATAAAATTGATTTGTTAGTTTATTGCTTATAAAAGCAACAAACTAACAAATATACTTCCATCTCAATGTTTCATATTGCTTCCACTAGATTTAACAATGAAACATATGAAACGAATATGTCTTATAGGAAAAAGACAGAATCTGCTGTTATTTATGGGACTAGTATTCAAGTCCAGCGCAAATATGATTCCGGATCACTCATGTTTGTAATTGAAATGAATAACGAGGAAAACCGCATTGAAGGCATTGGTCTCATCAGAAACACACTTGTTACTGAAAGGAGACACTATATTTACTCCAATAATGACTATAATAGGTTTATTTATCATGGCGATTATTGGCTTAGTCGCAAACAGCTAGACGATTTAAACCCCGAAATAGTAGAAATATGTGACCTAGTTCTATTCAAAGGCAAGTCACATTTAAAGCGCCAGTCGGGCATTTCGGTATTAACAAAACAACTCTTTACCAACTGGGACTATAGCCTGTTCAAAATGAAGGAACAGATTCGCGGCGCATTTATTAAAGTATTTAAGTCCAATAATAATATAAATGAAAACAACTTAAAGACCGCAATTATTATAAATGAAAACAACTTAAAGAACTCCCCCGAAGACAACGACATATAAAACATTATTTCGAAAAACATTATAGAAAAATAACCATAGTTATTATATGGCTGCTGATTTAAATGTTGATAATTATACGATTCCTGAATTATTGGCTATTATAGGTCTCGATGATCCAACTGAAACTGAGATTTTAGATACCACTAATGAAATGATAGATCGTTTTACAAATGAAGGTAATACAAATATGTCTAGTTTTTTTCAGAATATACAAGACAAATTAATTCAATATATAGATGATATTGATAAAGGAGGAGATCCTGATGACCTGGAATATACACCAAATACTGATCAAACTGATGAATGGTACGAAAACGAGGCTTTAAAACAAAAGGATAATCCTGTTCAAAATGATAAAATCACTGAACGCAAACAGAAAATTGATATTTACGACAATAATCATTTGCCTATGAATCGCGAACAATTAGGCGTCAATAACACCTTCAATGTGCCAGTTGCTCAGGATAAACTTAACCCTAATCTAGAAAATATTACATCTCGATTTATTAACATTGATAGTCAGTTTAGACAAGCATCTAATACATCTTCTACTGATTACACATTGGATTTATCTGATCCACTAACAAATGTACTATCTTTACGCATGTATTCAATTCAAATTCCATATACATGGTATGTGATTGATTATCTATATGGGAATACATTTTTTTGGATTATTATTCCTTATGATGGCAATGTTTATGAAGTCTTAATATCTTTGACACCAGGCAATTATACATATACTACATTTCAAATAGAGTTTGCTGATGCTATTACTCGAGCAAATATATCATTTATGGGCACTCCTATTGCTCCATTGATTTATATTAACCCTAATAACTCAAAGGTAACTATTAACTTAGATGGGTGGCAATATACTTATATAGATCCAGTAACAAGTGACACAATAATGGTACCAATTAGTGGCATTGCTGGAAATAATGTTGAATTATTTGATGCTTCAGTAAATCCATATTTTGTGTTTTTTGATTTTAGCGGCGAACTCAATTGTTCGTTTAAATGTTCTCCTAAAGCTTCCACTATTAATGGTACATTAGGCTGGTTAATGGGGTTTAGATTGCCAATTGTTCCTATATTTACTTCACCTGGAAACACACCAGTTGCTATTATTGATCTTTATGGACCCAAATATTTCATATTGGTTCTAGATGATTTTAATCAAAATCATATAAATAATGGTCTTATTACGATAACAGAAATATCTAAAAAATTGGAGATGCCTTCTTATTATAATACATCACTTCCTTACTTTTGTGTGCCAAATTCACCAAATCCACTTATAAATGCTGTTAATAACATAAATAGCACTGAAGCTATTGCTCTTGGAATAAGTACTGAAAATGTTTATAGTTTATTAGATAAATTGGACACTGGTTATGGTCAGCGTCCAGTATTGCTTCCATCTGCTCCGCGCACATTAACAAATGCTCAACTATATACTATTAACGAAATCACCAAAAATCGAGAACAAAATACGGTATTTAGAGGTAAAGCGCCAACCAATTCCGATACATTTGCGCTAATACCCATAAAAAGAGGAGGAATGAGTACAGGCGATCTTTATGTAGAGTTTGGTGGTTCGATGCAGGACAATAAACGTGTATATTTTGGACCTGTTAATATTGATAGAATGCGTGTTAAGTTAGTAGATGATCGAGGATATACAGTTGATTTACATGGCGCTGAATGGTGTTTTACGATGATAAGTGAAAATTTATATCAATATTAAATATATAATGGATATTATTAATAATATTATTGAAAATATTATTGGCATTAGCATTAATTATAATAATAATGAACATATAAGTATTACAATGGATAATGCGATACATTTGATCGGATATAGCGCACCTGGTATAATGTTAGTTACTTCGGCAATAATACTACGAAATAGAATTACAACTCTTAAATTTTTTTTGATAGGATACATTTTAAATGGTATATTTAACGCTCTATTAAAATATGCGTTAAAAGAGCCTAGACCATCAAATGACTGGCAGGTATTACAATTAGGTATAACACATAATAAACGATTTGGGTTTGATAAGTATGGCATGCCATCAGGTCATGCTCAACATTGTGGGTATATTTTATCATTTATCACGTTAACTGTAAATGATCCTTATGTCACTGGAATATATTCATTATTGTCACTAATCTGTTTATATCAAAGATATTTGTATCAAAATCACACTATTAAACAAGTTATGGTTGGATTTCTTACTGGATTAGGCTTTGGATATGTAATATATCAGGTTGTTAATAAAAAACTTATTGGAAATATAAAGTTGAAAATGGACGATGATGCTCCTATTTAGTCCATGTTATATTATTTTATTTATTTTAGATACAATATAATGATCTAAATAACGTTCTATAAATTATATTTATTTATATAAATATAATATAATATAAACGATGTCTAATCCACCAATTACAAATAATTTGTGTAATGGAATTTTAATACCAAATAATACTACTAGACCAATTATTACACGTTTATCAAGATATAATAGTCCTGCTGGTGTTCCGATGTTAGTTACTGTTTTTGGAACAAATTTTAGAAACGATTCAACTTTAAACTTTGGATCATTTAATACCGCATTTACTTACATAAGTTCACAACAATTGGAATTCACTATAGATGGATCATTATTTCCAGCAACATATCGTGTACAAGTTTTAAATGGCAGTATAGGTTCGAATTTTGTTAATTATACATTAGATAATACATTATCTGGTGCTACGGGTGCGACTGGTGCGACTGGTGCGACTGGTGCGATTGGTCATACTGGTGCGACTGGTCATACTGGTGTTACGGGTGCTACTGGTGTTACGGGTGCTACTGGTTCTGCTGGTGTTACTGGTGCTACTGGTGCTGCCGGTGTTGATGGACATACTGGTGTTACGGGTGCTACTGGTTCGACTGGAGCACCTGGTACGATTGGCATTGATGGCGTAACTGGCTCAACTGGCGCAACTGGTTCAAATGGTCATACTGGTGCTACTGGTTCTACTGGGCCACCTGGGGATCCGGGTGGCTTATTATCAGGAACTATATCTGCGTCTGAATCTCCTGGATTATTTTCAGGAGCAACAGGTCAATTCACATTAACTCTTTCCCTATATTTTATTCCATATATATCTTCAGGAACTGTGATACTTATTTCAGATGCTACTCCAGCAGCATATTATTTAATAACAAATATTGGAACAATAAGTGGGAATACAATGTCAGTTATTATTAAGAATATAAATCCAGATACTGGATTATGGTCATCAAATTCACTATGGTTAACAGTTGGTCCACAAGGAGGGGGGTTGACTGGTGCCACTGGATCAACTGGTGCCACTGGATCTACTGGTTCAACTGGATCCACTGGTGCCACTGGATCTACTGGTGCCACTGGATCAACTGGTGCCACTGGATCAACTGGTGCCACTGGATCTACTGGTTCAACTGGTGCCACTGGTGCTACAGGATCTACCGGTGCCACTGGATCAACCGGTACTACAGGATCTACTGGTGCGACAGGATCTACTGGATCTACTGGTGCCACTGGCGCCACAGGTAGTACTGGATCTACTGGTGCCACTGGATCTACTGGATCTACTGGTGCCACTGGATCTACTGGATCTACTGGTGCCACTGGATCTACTGGTGCCACTGGATCTACCGGTGCCACTGGATCTACCGGTGCCACTGGATCTACCGGTGCCACTGGATCTACCGGTGCCACTGGATCTACTGGATCTACTGGTGCCACAGGC